ACATCCTCCAATCCGGCGGCAGCCTCGGGCTGCGCAACATCGTTTGTCCGGCCAACGTCACCATGCCGCTTTCCTTCGCCTGCGCCCATTGCCGGAACGCATCGGCGCCTTCACTGCAACCATTCGCCTTGTTCGGCTCGTCAATCCAGCGCTGGTCACGCTGATTGTATTTTTTGCGGTAATTCTCCAGCCGGTTCAAACCTGTCTTGCAGCCATCCTTGTGAAAAAACGCACTCGCAAAATGCTTGCGGGTGAGGAAGATGCCGGTATTCAGGTCGGAAATCGGCGGCACGATCTCGACATTTGCCAATCCCAAATCTTCCATCATCTCCTTCACGCTCTTGTTCGTGTCAGACAGCCGTTTGTGATCGGCATCATGCGGGAAGAAATGCTTATTGTAAATAAAATCGCGCCGCTGCAATTCCTTCGCGTAATGCCCCAGCGTTTCGCCGTGCGCCTCGTAATAGCCGATGAACCTGTCCTCAAAGCCTACCTGCTGGTGGAACCATACCGCGCAGCCATCGCTGTTGCCGATGTCCCAGAAAGTATTGACCGGCACATCCAGTTCAGGGATGAACAGAATGCGCCCCTCGTTGCGCACCCGTGCCAGCTCGTTCTTGTAATAGTCGCCATCGGTATTCTTGAGATACTTGCCGCCCCAGATATTGGCGAACTTGTCCGCATCGTGCAGCAGCCGGTCCGCCGCCATTTCATTCGCCAGCTCGATTGGGAACCACGGATTGTCGTGCCAATTGACCTCGACCACGCATGAACCTTCCGGCACATGCTCGCCGCGCAGCAGTAATTCTATCGGGTCATCCTCCTTGTGCGGGTTCCAGCTAAACCATAATTCCGAGCCGGGCTTGCGCAAGGTCGGGCGCAACAGGTCAAGGCTGCGCTGGCTGGCATTCTGCGCTTCCTCGAACCAGGCGCGGTCAAAACCTTCCAGCGACTTGATCGAATCGGCAGTGTGGTCCTGCATGCCCTCGAAGATGATGATGCCGCCATTCTTCGCCTTGATCACCTTGTCCTGCACATCGAAATAACTGCCGGCATTCATCCGCTCGATAGTCTCTTCCAGCAACTTCTTGGCGGAAAACTGCAAAGACTTCTGGATTTCACGCAGGCACACCGAATCGGTCTTTTCGCTGATGTGGTGCGCAATCATCAGATTGGCAAAGAACCGGCTCTTACCCGAGCCACGTCCGCCGTGACCGCCCTTGTAACGAGACGGTGCCAGCAACGGCTCAAAGACAGGGGCGACTTCGATGGGGAGGGCGCGCATGGTGTCTATTTTACGTTAGCCGTCTCCCACAGTTTTCCTTTTGCTCCACATGGCGAAAACCAAGACCGCTTCACCCTCTCGTCTCGGCAATTGCTTCCGCATGGCTTGCCTTCATTGTTATTTGCCAGCGCCCATGAATCGCTGGCAACAACTTTAGGGTTAAAGCATCTGTTAGACCATGGGCTATTTGGTTCTGGTTTGGAATATTTGCAATCCATGCATAGCGCAGGAAATGGTTTGTTATTGGTCATATTGTTCTCTATAGTTATGTCTGGCTAACCCATCATTCAACCCGGACGCGCTGAAGCGCGCCGGTTAATTCAAAAACGCGTTAGGCATCATCATTTGCGAGTATTCCGTGGTCTACAAGATATTGTTTTAGCATCTTGTATTTATTTGCTCTCATCGCTTCACGTTGAGGTATTTGCAAAATATCTACGAGCATTTTTGCCATTTCTCCCTGATTTTTCGCAACTTCATCGCGCAAGTATCTTGCTCTTGCTATTAACGTACAAGCAGCCTCCAAATCTTGAGTATTTTTTTCCATAGTTATATTTTCCCATCTCCCCGGTGCCGCATCACCACCCACTCAATCCGCCCGATCTGCTCGACATCAGGCGGCAAGCCGCCATTCTCCGACAAGCCCAGCGCCTGGCGCTCCAATCCAATCAGATTCTTCAACGTATCGCTCAACTTCTTCGCCGCATCCACGCGACTGGGCATCGCAATGATCTTGCGGTACAGCTCATTGAGCTTGTCCAGGGCAATCGCATCATCGCCTTTGCGCAAGATTTCACCCAGATTCTGGAACAACTCGATGTTGCCGGTTTCCGCTTCCAACTCGGCCAGCAACTGCATGGTCAATGTGCGGCCACGCTGAATGTCACTGCGGTGCGCAAGCAAGGTATCCGCTTGAACACGGGCGTTGGATTCGATTATTTCGCGTTCAGGTATTGAAGGTTTATCGGTAACCTTGCCGGTAACCATGGCCCCGGTAACCATGGCTTCAGCCTTTGCTTGAATCTTGGCTTTCAAATCACGCGGCACGCCCAGCTTGGTAAAATGCTTGATGATGGCCATGTGCGAAACATTTTCGCCGGTTTCTTCCGTATGTTTTTTCGCCAGTTGCTTCGGACTCAAAATGCCCGCGCGCCAACCAGGCTCGATCAAGTCATAATCAACTTTTTTAGGCGCAGCCATCAGTGCTTGATCTCCACATCCTGCCCGAACAGCTTGAGCTGGTTAATCTCGGCCAATGCCTGGGCGTCTTTGTTCGTTTCCTGCGCCAGTGCATCAACAAGTTCCGGTGTCAGTTCGCCTTCCGGGAACATATCAGCCATGAATGCCGCAAAAATCCCGGCTATGGTCGCGCCGACATCATTCTTGCCACGTGGGAAAGTAGCAACCAGCGTCTGATCATCGCCGTTGATGCGATACGCCAGCAACATCTCATCCTTGACGGCAATCGTGATATTGCCCACTGACAGCATCACTCTCAATTGCATCTGTTCATCAGCCATTTGCTTTCGCCTCCTTCATCAATGCTTCCGCCCGCTCGCCCAGCTCATTCATCGCCCCATAAACCAGCGCCTTGTACTCGTAATACCGCTGCTCGTTGCACATCAAATCCTTGCGCGCCGACATAATGCCGACTTCCTGGCCGAAATATTTCAGCACCAGCTTCTCGATGCCCCGGCGCGGGTGCATGCCGGTCTGTAACTTCGCCATCGCGCAGCGCGTCAGCGTATCCAGCGTTTCCCGATCCAGCCAGCCGCTTTCTTTCACTTTCAGGCTTTTGGCTTTGGCTTGGGCAGCGGCGTAAGCCTCACAGTTCCGGTCATTCTGCATCTGCTGTCTCCTTTCTCAACGCGGTTTCGATCATCTGCAACGCAATCCCTGACTGAATCATGCCCGGCGTAAAGCGCAGCACGCGCCAACCCAGCAACGCGGCATGATTCAGCTTCTCGCAATCATTCGTGAATCCCTGTCCGGTCGTATGACGTCCGCCGGTCCACACGCCGCCATCCACCTCGATTGCCAGCATCCGCTCCGGCCATGCCACATCAAAGCGCCAGCGCCGCTCCGGGTGAAAGCGATACTCGCGCAGCGGTTCCGCCAGCCGGGCGGCGCGAATGTGCAGCATCAGCATGGCCTCGGCTTCGCTCATTTTTTTCACAGTAAAAATAATTTCAGTATCACGGCCATGATTGCAATCGGAATGGATGCACCGATGCCGATTATGATTCCCGCAAAAATCAATGCCGAGGTAAGCGGAATAATCACCTTTTTGTCATCGTCATTCATTCCAGCCTCACCTTTCCCCGTTCATCAAACACAATGCGCCGCTTGCTGCGCACCCGCACCATAGCCATCGGCGCCAGCTTCCATTCATCGCAATCGTGCGCCTTCAAGGCCGAATGCAGTTCGCCGGTCAACCGGCATATTCCCTGCCCTCTGGGCTGCGCGTGCATCAGGAAGTAGAGGCAGGGGAAGCATTGCATCTAAGTGATTTCAACATTAGGTCGCTATAAAAAGTTGTTCCAAGCTCTCCGACATTGGAATCTGTGTTCCGTCTGCCAATTTTTGATGCCAATTAGTTATTGATGCGCGAAGCAATTTTCCATCTTCTACAAATATTATGTTTGGACCATCATCATTCACCCATCCTAATATTTTTTCATTCCCCGGCCATTTTTCAAGACGAATGTTTTGAATCTGCCGAAATGTAGCCTTGGTCATTTTGTGCCCATCAACTTGCACAACTCTGATAGTGATGGTTGCCGTTGCAATAGATAAATTTTTTTTGCTATTCATCATGGCAACTCCAAATACCCATGATCCATCCACCATTGCTGCGTCCTGAAAATCCCCTCGTAATGCGCCAACTGCACAAACTCTTCCGAAAAAATCCGCGTGCGCCGGTCGATCTCCGCATGGCAACTGCTGCACGCAAACGCCCCCAGCAAATCGCTGTGCTTCGTGCCAGTGCCGCCGCCGTTCA